TGCGAATTTGTTCACAAGCGGTATGCTTGTTCGAAACTGTTGCAAAAACGTCTCAAACGCGGGGAAGGTTTTATCAAACCACCCAAGAAATGCTGCAGCAAGACTATCTATCGTACCCTTTAGTGAATTAGCCGACTCAGTTGTTAGAGTAAACCACCTTTGTATAATTCCTATCTTATCAAGAACACTATTAAATATTCGAGCTATTCCATAAAATGCAACAGTCAAACCAATAATCTGTGCAATAAAACTTGAGATAACAGGACCACCAAGAACGTTGAATATTCGTGTCAGTGTGGTAAGAAAGTCTGCAAATATGCGGATGATGCCAATGACTTCATCACCTACAATTTCAACAGTGTTGATTAGCGCTTTTGTCAATTCAATGACTGAATCTGATAATCCAGATAGTGGGCCAGCTAATTTCGTTAGTGTATCATTGAAAAAGTCGATTGCATACGGAAGACTCGTGAGAATATAATCAATAAAATTAAACAGCGCTTCCCCCGCGCTATCAATGGCTTGAGTATCTGGATCGAAGACAAACATATTGTTTATCGACGTGGCAAGCCGATCAAACTCCACACCAAGATTCACAAAGAAATCGACATATACATCGCGGAACTGCGCAATAGCTTGTGCTGTTCTATTGATGAATCTCATCAATGATTCAAGAGATGTGATGACAAGTTCAATGTTCTCTTGTGTGATCAATGGATCTAGCGCGTCCATGAACATCTCTCGGAGCGGAGTGAATAGCTTCTGCATCGCTTCTGCGGTAGAATTCACATCAGAGAAGCGCTCCTCTATCCCCTCTAAAAACCCTAAGAACCCAGCGGTCATGATCGATGTTATCGCTACAGATGCAGCTACGAGTGCTGCAGTCAGGCCACCGATAACACTTATTGCAGTACCGATTGTTGTGATAAGAAGTGGTATCTGCGTTTGAAAGTCTTGCAGAGAGATTGTGAACATACCAACATTGACTGAAAGACCTCCAAATGAACCAGCAAACGACTCACTCAATGCTTCAAGAAGACCTAGCTGAGCTGTTGTGACAAGTGCTTGATCACCAACGCGATCAATCGACTGCGCCATTGCATTCGCCACGGTTGCGCCGATGATCATGGCTTGGCTCATGTCATACACTTGCTTTTCAAACGCGTTTGCTATGAACCAGCTTTGGCTTATCTTTTTGTTTGCTCTACCGAGGCTGACGCTAAGCCCGTTTACAGCAGCAGCTGCTTTTGATACAGCACCAGACAAATTGTCGTTGCCGATAAGATTAACGGCAATGTTAGATATTCCCATTTAGAGTCGTGGATTCCGTGACACACCGGATTGTTCTTGTCGCATCTTCTTTCGTTGTTCTTTCGCGTGAAATATAAATGCTAACTGTGCTTCAGTTAGTTCGTTTGCGAACGCGCCGCGCGTTGTTTCTATTCTGTCTCCGTTTTCATCGTGTTGAATGTCTGTTATAGAAAACGGGTGTCCGTGCTCAATCGCATAGAATAGCTCTTGTCCTAGTCGTGTTCTTGAAAATCTCTCACCGCATTGTCGTCTTCGATAGACATGTCCATGATCTCACTACCAAGTTCAAACAACACCTCGAAGTTGAGATTATTGATGATGCTATTCATCTGTGGTGGAGCGAGATCGGGATGATCCAACGATGCCTTACACAGATCTTCAAACGCTTCTACTGTGTCCGCGTTGATTGTTGCAAGAGATAGTTGATCGTCCGCAAGATCTTCTTCTGGATTGTCTCCTTCGTACTCCTGCGCGGCTTCAAACATCTCTTCTGGGAGCCGCTCGATAACCGACGCAAGCAGCCGCTTGCTCACTGGACTCATCTTCACGCCATCAAGCGTTGCGCCGCTGCTATGTTCCAGTGTGATTGTTCGTGTTCTCGATACGCCCTGCGTCACTCGCTCGTAAAAGTCAATTGCTGTTTCTTCATTCATTGTAATAAGTATTACTCTCAGTAATATCGCATGAGAGCAGTACGGTCATAAACTCACCGATACTGTCTGGTTACTTCACAGAGATGAAGTAAAAGAGAACTGGACGAACCAGAGGTCTCAGTGTATAGGGTAGATGACCACCTACCCAACGTTATCGTTCTATGCTTAATGTGTTAGACTTCTGCCACAACGAGTTCTTCTGCCGTGAAGTCGTATGTGACCGACGTCCGGTCATCTGCCGGGAAGTCCTTGGACCGCGATCCAACAATAACACCCTTGAAAGTGTATGTGTGCTCAGAGTCCTCGATGACAAGCTGATCAATCCGTTGAACAATACTTGACTTCGGTTCTGACTGCTCTGTGAAGATCGCGTTCCGCAGCTCCTTGTTTGCACCGCTGTGCTCAAACGAACCAGAGTACTCGATGCCTGTCTGAACAATCTTGTATGTTAAAGATGTGTTAAACTGAACATTTGAGATTTCTGGCTCCTCTGAATATGAGGCGCTTGTAATCGGGTACGCAGTGCTGTTGCCACCCACGTACAGCTTTACATCATTACCAATTTCTTGTTGATTTGCCATATATATTCACCTATGTATTGATTGTGAGAGACACATCAACGCGCTTCACAATACCGTACGGAGTGATACCAAAGTCGATATTCACTTCGTTTGTATTTGACGACTCGGGATACACATCAACAAAAAAGTTTTGTGCTGTGCCATCGTTGTCTCGAATGAGTCGGTCATTTGCCAGCGACTGAAGCTGAACTTCGATTGTGCGCTCTGCAGCCTCGCGCGTCTCCTCATCATTGATAAGACCGATTGTATCTTCACCAACCTGTTGTGCGATGAGAATAGCACGGTCGACGATACGACGCCGCCAGAAGTCGCGCTCCCAGTCGGTCTCTGTCGATGTTGACAGGTTGCCCTTGATTCGGATCGATGCTGCTTGCCGAAGCGGAATCGTGTTCTCAAGGCGCATATCAACTGCATCAGACCGAGTGAGCTTCTGCACAAGGTCTGCATCTCCTGCATCAACAACATCATTGTATGCGGGATTGTCGATCCCGTTGCCTGCGAACACACCTGCAAGCGCCCCAAGGATGTATGAACCATCCGTCAAGCGTGCTGGTGCTGCCAGGAACATGTAATCATCATCAATGTTGTCTGTATATGATGCTGGAGCAAATTCTGCATATTCTGTGCCTGTCGCGTTTGGCTGTGCGCCAGAAAGACCCAGAACCAATTGATATTCATCTCGAAGTGAATCGATCTTTGTCGCAAGCGTTGAAGCAACGCTCTCTGCGTCCGTCAGCGGAACATAGATTCCTGTCTCGCCCTCTCCAACAACAGAGTCTGCAGCATCGAATGCTGCGCCCCAGTCGAGATAATTGTAGAAGAAGTCGTAATCAGACGAGGAATCCGCTGCCCACTTTCCATTCAGCGGGTTGATTGCAACTGTATCCGCGTCAGCAGGAGCTGTAGGTGTCTCTTCGTACACAAGCTCCACTGTTGCTTCTGTTGCGTCTGTGCTATCATACACCGCGTAGAAATCAGAATCTTCGACGATTGGGGCGTCGCTAAGCGTCCCTGTGGACGCAGCAGAATCTGATTCAGTCGGTGTATCTTGGGATGGGTCGATGTCGCTACCAGCACCGCTCATTTCTGGAGCAACACCGAACAAAAAGTCGATATTTGCGCCATTCGTGAGTGCAGATCGCATCGCAGATGCTAGCGGCGAATCAGATCCAAACAATCGGTCTGCTTCAAACCGTGCAGCGATTTGCTGTGGATCATTCGCTGATGCGCTGTTCTGTCCGGAAAGGTCTGCGCGTCCAAACAGAACAAGCTTCTCCTCGGCACCAACTCCGACGGATGTAATCCCACCTCCAGCGGTTTCTACCTGTACACCGGGGAAGTTACCGTATGTTGCCATTAGTTAATCACCATTATTATGTTTTATATTATTACTACTCGACATAACCACACATAAGTATCATGCGTGTTATGTATTGAAATCCACGGATTTCGTGATGTCTACACTCTTTATCGGGTCTTCTGATGTGTCAAACTCACCGTATGACCACAGTAAGACATCTTGTATCCAGCGCCGCATCGTTGGACTTGTCGTGGTATCGTCATCTCGCTCACCGTCTTCTACAACAACCTTCCACACATCGTCGTGGAGCTGTTGTGATATTCCTGCACTGTCGTATGTATACAACGCGCGGTACACTGTATTAGACAGCGATTCGATCGTTTCGTTCTCGTTTGAACGACGATCAACCGTGATAATGTCTATTTGAATCCTGAGAAGATATTCTGATCTGAATGACCGTCCAATTGCTTCTCCATCATCATTTGTTATCACACTGTGTTGATCAGTGTTGAACTCGCTGATGTTTGTTGCGGTCAACGGCACAAGCTGAACAACCGGTAGTGTGACGTTTGCTTCTGTTCCAGCGCCGTCACCAAGTTGCGTTAGGTATGATACAGAGTCGGGGACATTTGCATCTTGTTCAATGGCATTTCGTAGTGTGTTTGTTAGTTCTTCTACAGATGCCATGGTTACCCTAGGAGAAGATCGAAATAATCTTCGATGTCGTCTGCAACCGTTCTATTGATCTGATTGCTTTGTTCAAGCCGATCAACAGATGATCTGATAAAGTGCTTCGGTGGCACCCCATCAACAGATCGAACAAATATTTCTTCACCTTTTTCGTTGTTGAATTTCAAGAACTCTCCTGACGTCGGTGTTATCACACCGGTACCAAACTCATGGTACCGTACGCGTGGTGCGACAGCGCCAATCGGCTCGATAGAGTACGAGAGTTGTCCTTGGCGGTCAATATCCCATGCTTCTCTTGTTGACATGCTTGGTCCTGGACCATCATCTTCGCCCGTCCCCACAAGACCATCTCGAATGATGTTCTGTAATAGAATCGGTATGAATTTTTCTTGCGATATATCACGCAACGATCTTCCAAATGGTATTTCCGGGTCAGCTGTTTGAAGACCGCGCTTGACGCGCTCAAGTCCTGTCACAGTCATTTTCCCAACCATTATACAGTCCAGATATTTCCTTCGCTTGGGTCTTCTGTTGTGTACACAAACGGAGAGTTCGATTCGCCCTCCCCGTCTAGATCACTTTCTTCTAAAATACCGCTATCGATGATCTTATCTACGATCTTGTCGTATTCATCACAAAACGACTGTGCATATTCAACCTTTGTGTCGCCGCCGTCTCCAAGATCTCCAAGTGTTATATCATTGGGATCTTCTGCGCCCTTTGCCAACTGACACGTTGCCAATTGTTTGACTGCAGCCCTCATGAGAACTGACACAACGTCTGAGGGGATTTCGTCACCTTCATTCAAGTCCAGTTCAAGCGTCGCTTCTGCATATTCAAGCGCGTCTTCCTTTTGACTATTCGTATAATCATCTGGAATCTGCACAGGAATATCCGTGACAGAAACGTATCTTGAACTGTACGCCATGATATATTATGTTTTGAGGTGTCGAGTAGTAATCGATACTATATGTTAAAACTCCAGGCTTATGCGTCGACCTTTGCCGCTGCCTCGGGGAAGATAGCCTTCCACGCCTTGCGGGTAAAGATCTGCATAATGTCAGCCTGTCGCTCTGGGTCCTCGTACTCGTTGGTCGAGACGGGGGTCCGTGTCAGCTCGTAGCCAAAGCGGCTGGAGTCAACGACGAACGCGCCGTGACCGCCAGCGATACTCTGCGTGTTGTCAACAACAACGCTCATGCCAGCGATGCGGCCGACCTCACCGCTTGCAACAATCTCGTCACCCTGCTCGGTGGCTCGATTGAAGTTCGCGTCTGTCAGCAGGTCACCGTACCCATCGATGTCGACAATGAGCAGGTCAGGCATGTACGACTCCTGACGAACTGCAACCATACCGTCGCGAATGTCCGAAAAGCTCAGGATACCGTCATCGTCGCCAACGGTCTGATCGACGTTAGCGTCAAGCTCCTCGTATGCCTCCGCGTTCAGCTTCTCAGCCATGGCACGCGCAAGGTCCTCGACCTCACGGGCCTTAAAGTCAATCATGCCATCCTCCATGGCCTCCATGGTGATAGCGACCTCGCCACCGTACTTGTCGAAGGTGACTGTCACCTGACTGACTGTCGAGCGGTCACGCTCGAACTCCTCACCCTCTGCAATGAGGGAAGGGGAACCCATGTTGTCGTCGTCAACGTTGAACGTGTACGAGTTCGACTGGATCCCAGTTGCACTAATCTCACGGAACGCCTGGCGGTACACCAGGTTCTCCTGAATAACCTCTTCAACCGTCTCACGGACGAAATCTTCTGTGATAACGTCGCTTGTAGTCAATGCCATTTTATGTCACCTTAGAGGACGACCTCAATGTAGTCGTCAGTACCGGAGCTGTCGACAGCCAGAACGCGGAAGCCCTGGTCGTCGTTTGTTCCGAATGCACCGGCGTCCGATGCGGCCACACCAGCGCTGTCGCCTGCCGACAGGTTACCGTCCGATCGTGCCCGAACGGTTCCCTGCACAGCAACGGTCGCGTCTGTGTTGCCCTTGATCTGCTCTTCTCGGTGCGAAGATCCGAACACAGAATAGTTCACAAGAACACCGATGATGGTGTCCGAGGAACCAGCCTGCTCGATCTCGCCACTGCCGTTGAGCGACACCACGTCGCCTGGCTGCACCGATGCGTTTGATACCAGTGTGCCGTCAGACTCGCCGTGTGGGAGACCAACGGTGGCCCCGTAGCGGCGTGTCTCAGCACCATTCTCTGTGTCTGCTAGTCCTGCCATAGTAATCACTTACTGGAAGATCTTCTCTCGAAGCTCCTGCTGCTTCGAGCGAACCTCGTCCTCCAACGAAAGTTCTTCCTCGGACTTGGTGTCCTCGGCCTTTGCCTCAAGCTCCTCCTCGGCCGCATCGCCGGCCTTGGGGGCGGGGCTCAGTTCTTCGTCAATGTCGCCGACGTGCTCATCGAACTTCTCACGGAGTTCTTCAATGCTGAAGCGCTCCATGAGTTCCTCGGGCTCAAAGAGACCAAGTTCGTCCGAGAGGCCCTCGGCGTAGATTGTCTTAACGTGCTCTGCCTCATCCGAGAGCGTCTCATAGCGAGCGGACTCGATGACCAAAGGCTCCTCTGCCTCGGCAAGCTCTTCGACAAGCTCGCGGTTTACATCATCGAGAACTTCTGTGCGCTCTCGCAGCTCGGAGATGTCCTCCGAGATGTCGTCGTACTTCGAAGCCTTCTCCTGAAGGGACTCAAGGTCAGCCTGCTCAACCGCAACAGGTGCCTCAAGCTCCTCAAGTGCAGCCTGAAGTTCCTCTGTAATATTACTCATGTTAATAATTTTAGCCGTTGTTAACGAGTCCAACTCGCTCTCCTCGGACTTATTTCGTCGCCGAAGGTCATCGCTGGTTAAGACTGCCAATGAATCAGCGCGTGTACGCTGACTCATCTCTTCTTCCTCGTCTTCTTCCATGCTGTCACCATACATACCCATCGATGCAACTGCATCCATAAGATCTTGGTGAGTCTCGCCTGGGCAATACATCTCTCCGTGCATATGAACACCCTCAAGGCCCATCTCCTTACCGGCTTCCATGGCCTCCTCTGGCGTTTCATACATATATTCTTCCATCATCATATCGTTATACGCTGCTTCTTCCATGCCCCATTCCCGATCAAACTCGTCGTTTGCAAGTTCGTTGATATATTCAACGATTGTTTCCTCCATGTCGTCCGAAAGGCCACTTACTCGCGACACACCACGGCCGCCCTTTGCGGCAGCAAGTCCACGGACACTCAGACGCCCTTCAAGATCAACAACAGGAAGCTTGTAATCGCCGAAATTCTCGGCGGGGAACCCGGACATAGAAATGAGGAAGTGATCGCCAATTGTTTCTTGGGCGCTTTCTGGAAGGTCGTCGTATGAGTCATACTCATCAGACCAGTCATATGCGTCCATGATCTGCTCCAGTGTTGGCGCATCCCACGATTCCTCAGTTGTTCCGTCATAGTTTACGTCGTGGAAATCGTAATCCTGTAGTTCGTCGTATTCCATATTTTCTTCTTCAATTTGTTCGAGCTTCCGCTGTGCCCACTCAACACCTTCATCGCCACCCCACGCTTTCCACATCATCCAACCGCAGTCTTCACGGCCCTCGTCTGGGTCCATCTCTGCGTTCTGTCGGTGCCGAGCAAATGCGGACATCTTTCCGAGCTGTTCTCGTGTGACACCTCGACCGTCTGCGAGTTGCCGGGCTCTCAGCCAACCAACATCAGTGCCACAGTCATTGGGATTACCCGTGTCCTCTCGCGCATCAAGCGCCATCTGTGCGTTCTCTTGCGCTGCTTTCGGGTAATCATCATATCGTGTTTCAAGCGACTCGGAATTCATTGAATCAGCGCCAAACGGCATGATGTCGGAATATCCTGCGCTCACAGTGAATCCAGATGGCATATACATACCATCTTCTTCTTCGATGATTTCTACCATAACAATATCGCGGCTTTCATCAACGTGGACAACCTTACCCATCATGTCTGGGTTCACCTGCCAATAGACTACTTGATCATCGTAGAACTCGGGTGCATCTATTGCAGCCTCTTCTGTTCTCTTTGGATGACCATCGGGCAATAGATCGTTGTCTTGCACATACGCATCGTTCTCGGGATTACCATTTCGAACAAGATACAAGAACGCATTCACACGGGCCATGCTCCACTGCTGTCGAGACATTCCTTCTCTGTGAGAGTCATCATATGCCCCGCCTCCTCTATTGTATACAGATTTGAGCATACGATATGTCACACGCTTACCATCCTTGTCCCCGTGTTCTTCGTTGTGGGACTCGACCTTGTTTCTCAGCGCGGTCTCTGTCTGCTCAGATAACCCGTTCGAAGCTTCTTCAGACGGTCGAACTGCACGGCGCGGGTCTTCACCATCGATTGCAAAGTCTTCTTGTTTTCTTGGGAAATTACCCCACGGCTCGACCTCATCCATGCTC